GAGTCTGTTGGACATTGGATTGGTTCCTTTCTGGCTTTGAGTGGTTGTGGGGAGGAGCGGGTAGAAGCCGCCCCTCCCCCGACCGATTAGATGTCGGTCGCGATGGAGAACGATTCGCCGCGGGCAACCGCGAAGTCGTAGAAGGTTTCCCAAACGAGGTCAATCGTCCCGGCCTTCGCGCCGGTCAGGTTGTCCACGGTCAGGTCGATTCCGCCCCACATGCCGATGTAGGCGTCGGCCCAGTTGCCGAAGATGAGGTTGTTCGCGGGGACGATGGTCGAGGTTTCGACCGGGTAATCGGCCATCATGCCCTTTTCGAGCAGATAGACGGGGTATCCGGTTTCCTTGACGGTCGTCGCGAATTCCGACCTGAGCGCGGGAGGCATCAGCCATCCGAGCGAGCCGAGCAAGGCATCGCTGCCGTCCACGTCAGACAAGAACTCGTTGCACTCGATCCATGTTAATCCACCTGAGGTCGTGACCCCTCCAAGGCCGGACGTGTTCAAAAGCCCGAGCGGTTCCGAGCTTGCGCCGGTTCCGTTGAGGCATTTCTTCTCGGCCCGGACAGCGAGCTGGATACCGATCTGCCTCCGGAGGAAGTTCTCGACATCGTTCGAGGTCTGCATGAGCAGTTGCTTCGTGACCGTGGTATAGGCCGGAAGCCGCTTCGGCGACATGTTGACCGATCCCCAGGTCAGGTCGTATTCGTCGGCGGTCGCGCCCTCGGCCTTTTCCGTCGGGTCATTGCCCTTGGTAGGCTTCGGGAAGCTCACGTTTCCAGTCAGCCCGGTAAGCACCGTTGCCCCCAGCCGCGCGAAAACGAGCTTGGAGTTGAAGACATCGATGATGTTCCGGATCTCGGTCGCGACGTTGACGCCTCCCTGGCTTCCACCGCTGCCGCCGGTTGCGGTGGCATCGCGCTTGCCGAACTGAATGAACCGCGACGGGATGCCGTAGCCGGACAGGGAAACGCCCATGTCCTTCGCCTCGCGCTGCGCCTCATCGTGCGCCTCGGCGTAAAGCCCTTCCAGTTTGGCGCGCGGATTGATGGCCAGTCGGGCCATTTCCATGACGCGGAACTTGGAGAGATCCTTGGCCTCGGAACGGGAGAATCCGCCGTTCTCGCCCTCGTAGGTGTTGGCGGTGCGGGTCGGGCTCGCGTTCCACTTTTCCTTGAGGACGGCGGCGCGGACGGTGTTGATGTCGCTGCCGGATTCGATGTGCTTCTCGGCCCATTCGGGATCGCCTATGGTCTTGCCGATCTCCCGGATTTCGGAAGCGCGCGCGGATTCCTCCTTGCGGATGCGCGCAAGCTCCGCGTTGAAATCGATGGTCTTCGCGGGAGCCTGCGAAGGATCGTTGGTTTGATCGCTCATTGCTTTTGGATTTTGGTTGAACTGGTTTCTTGCTTGGTTGGGTTCTCCGCCCGCGCCTTGATCCGCCGTGGCTCCCGCCCCGTTGGACGCATCGGCATCCCTGCCGGTGTCGTCTGGATTTACTGGCGCTTGGTTGGAAATCTTTGCGCGGGCGATGGCGTCGGCCATGCTTTCGAAGCCCCGGATTTTTGCCATGTCGTCGGCCCCAATTGTGACGAGCGAGCCCTCGTTGAGCCGCCACTTGGTTCGGACGTTAACCGGCCCGGAAAAGGTCTTGCCACCGACGGCGCGGGATTGGCCGTCGGGGATAAAGACACTGGCGCGCTGGTCGATCTGATACCCGGCGCTCATGTCGGTAACGTGCCCTTCGTCCATCTTGGCCTTTGCCCGTTGCGCGTCGTCGGTCGAGGCGAAGTGGAGTTCCCCGTCGATGTATGGCAGCTTGGAACGGGTGTCGGCTGGCCTTGATTCGATGGCCCGGATGCTCCCGAGCTGGTTGTCGAGGCTTGACCGCATGTGCGAATCGAGAAGAGGGATTTGACGCGACGGCGGCAGTTCCATTCCGGAGGTCAGAAGCACTTCCGGCACCCAATCCATGCGCTCCCAATCGAACATCGGAACGGCCTGCTCGGTCGTGATGATCCCGCGAATCACCTTTGCCCCGTCCTCGTCGTCCATGCGGACGCCGAAACTCCGGTAGGAGAGTCCGGCGCGGTCGTGTCGTTCGGATGTGTCGGGTTCGGCCATTGGCTTCGGGAATTTTATGCGAGCGGGCGAAAATGTCAAAAAGGTTGGACTTTTGCGTTCCTACTCGTCCTCCATTTCGTCCTCCATTTCGTCCGGCTCCGGAGCTTTCGGCTTCTTCGCGGGCTCTTCGGTGAGCGCGTCCGTTTCCGCCGTCTGCATCGTTTGGCTTGCGAGCGTGATCGGTTTTCGTGCCCCGCCGTCCTCCGCCCACGCGGCCTTGACCGCTGCCGACATCGGCGGTAGCCCGGCTTCCGAGCGCATGGTCGCCTCGTCGTCCTCGTTGGGAGTAATGACGCCGGCGCGGACTCCAACCCCGTATTCCTCGATCCGTGCGGCCGTGCGATAGTATTCCGGGAGCGGCAGCCCGAGTTTCAGGATAAGCGCCTTGTCCTCCGCGCGCTCCCGCATGACCGTTTCGATGTCGCGTCCCTTTTCGGCGATGACGGCGCGAAGGGAAGTGTTGCCCATTTCGAGATCCTTGATTTTTCCCGCCGCGTCCTTGAGCGGGTCAATCCACGGCATCGTGTGACCATACCAAGCGGCCTGCCGGAATTTGGCAATCTTCCCGAGCGGAAGCCCGATGAGGTCGAGGGTAAGGACGGTTTCCAGCCAAGCGAGAAAGATCGGCTCTTCCTCCCGGTCGATATTGAGCTGTCTAAAGCCATTGAAAATCGCGGCCTGATTGAGCTTCCCTTCCCGGAGCGAAGTGTAATTGACGCCTTCCAAGTCGCTGCCAATTGTGTTGTAGCCCATGAGGAGACCGGACGCCACGCCCCGGAGCGCGGCCTTTCGGAAGTCGGCATAATTGGAGTTTGGATGTGTCGGGTCGATCAGGTTCGCGTTCTTGCCGTAGGGGAGATTCCACACCGCCCCAGGCTCAAGGTCGAAGTCGTATTCATCCTGTGCCGCGTCCCCGCCATCGTATCCCGCCTGAAACTCTGTGGAGATTGCGACCGTGGAAGATGCGGAAATCCGGGACGCAATCACTTCGGCTTCCTCGTATTTCTCGATATTGCGGAGCCCGGTGATGGCCGTGGTGATGATCGGGACGCCCATCGTCTGTTCCGGGCGCTCCCGATAGTAGCGATGGATTATGTCCCGCGCCTCGACACGAGTCCGGAGCTTTCCGTTGTAGGTGTAGCTTTCCCCGGGATGCTCGCCAAGGATGTGATAGGCCGTTGCCTTCCCGTAGGCGTTGACCTCCTTCCCCATCATGATCTTGGAGCCGTCGGAGAGGCTCCGGTTGTAATTACAGTCAAGGTGATCGGCCTCCACGATCTGCAAGGCAAAGCGGAAATCGTTCGGATAGCCGCGAATGATCCTGATGAGAATGTTTCCATCGCGGGCAACGGCGCGCTCGCTGAGATTCTTCAATTCCGAGTAGGGCATGTCTCCCGTGACGGTGCAATTCCGGGACTTCTTCCATTCGCCGAATGCCGCCTCGATTGTTGCCCGCGCGTCCTTGTCCGGTGTCGGCCCGTCCGATGCGCGGGACTGGAAGGTGAATCCGCATGGCCCGATGATTCCGCGCTCCCACTCGTATAGGAACCGCTTCATATACGGGTTGTCCCTTTCAAGCGAGCGCGCAAGATTCCGCAGCCTCGAAAGGTTCGGGCGAATCTCGCTGTCCGCGTTCGTGTCGCCGGTCAGCCACGATTGGAGAAACTGCGAATTGCTGGCCGCGTGGTATGATCGCGTTGCGGCCTTGCGCTTCACCATCGCGCCGGTCTGCGGGTTGAACTTGTATGCGCTCATTCTTTTCTAGCCTCGGAGGTTGATGCGTGACGTGAACCCGCGCGACGGCTGGCCCCGGCGCTTCCGGTCGCGTTCCATTTCGCCCGCCAGTTCGGATCGGAAGCGGTTCAGAAGCGTCTCGACCTGCGCGATGGGGATCTGCGACACCTGGACGCCAAGGTATGAGATGTTCTCGGAATCGTCGGCGACGCGGCCCTCCATTCGGGCCTCGAGAGCGGCAACCATCCGGCGCGCGAAACTCGGAACGATGGCGCCGGCGGTCAGGTTTTCGAGGACGTGCGTTGTGCCGTCGCAAACAGTCACCCGCTCGCCGTCGTCGTTTTCCACGACAAGCACCCAATACCAGTATCCCGGCGAATCGAACTCGGCGGATTCGGTCGGCGTCATCGCGAACGCGTAGGTTAGCCCGGTTGTGGTAGTCGAGGCGGTCACGTCCCGCCTGTCCTGCGCGGGCGATGTCCAGTAGATGCGAGCCCGCCATGAGTCCGTGGCGCTGTATGTCGAGATCGCGACCGTGAAAGAGACGCTATCTCCCGCGCGAAACTCGGATGGAATGCCGGATGTTGGGTCTAGTGCCATGGCTATGATTGACGGCGGATGAACTTGAGCGCCTGGCGCGGGAATGTCGCGACGGTCACGGCGTTGGATTGGTTGCCGCCAAGGACGGTCACGGCGGTTTCGGTGTGGGAGACGTAAAGCGCGACGTGAGCGCCACCTTCCCGGCGGAATACGCAGATGTCGCCCCGCGTCGCGATCCCGATTGGAACCTCGCTTCCGATTCCGGCCCATGCGGCGGCGCGGTAGAATTCTTCCGGCGATGGCAATTCCACTTCCGAGCACCAAAGCCCCATGATGCACCCGCACCATGCCGTCTTGCTGTCGTCGTCGTCCAGCCATTCTGCGGCCCGCTTGATCGCCAGCTTGATCCGGGGATGCGATGCCGCGCCGGAAACCTCGCGCATTCCGAGATCCTTGGAGGCGTGGACGTAGAGGCGTTCCGATGGCGAGTCGGCGGACGGTGCCGACTTGGAGATCCCCGCCCACTTCTCAAATGCCGCCTGGGTGAGCGGCCCCCAATCGGAGTCCGGCTTGACTCCCAGCTTTGATTGGATCGCCGCGGTTTCGATTGCTGTAAGGGTTTTCATTTCGGTTCGAGGATTCTGATGGTTCCGGAAAATCCAATGATCTGCCCGACGCCGCCCACCATCGGATTTGCGGAGGCGCGCACGGTGATGTCGCTGTCCCGAAGGCCGTAGTCGCACTCATAGGAGAGTCCGTTCTTCACACAGTCCATCCATGCCGCATAGACCCGCTGGATGTCGGCCTGGTCGAGTCCGCGATACCATCCCTTTCCAAGCATCTCGTCCCGCGAAAGTCCGAAGAGATCGCAAATGGCGTGGTTCGCGTAGGTGCAGCCGCCATCCGGAGAGCATTCGAAGACGGGTTGAGGAGCGCGATCCATGAGGGTTAGGACGCGCCCGCTGGCAAGCTGGGTTGAGGCGTCGATGCGCTTGATGCGGTCGAAGATGCTGGCCCCGCCGTTCGGGGAGAGTTCGGAAATGGCCGCGTTGAGGAAGTCAAACCATCGGGAGACGGGGACAAATACCGCCTTGGATAACCATTTCCAGAGCGCGAGAAGGACGCCCGCGGCGGCTCCCGCGGAAACGATTAGGGTTGCGTATTGGTGCCAGTCCTTCATTGGGCGACAGGTTGCTTGGATGCGGACGAGAACGGCGGCTCGCCCTCGACAATGGTTTGCTCGATGCGCTCGGCCTTCGTGTCGTCCGGCGTCGGCTTCGCGACCCAGCTCATGATGATCGGGAACGCGATTCCCTGCTCGTCCGTCTTGAAGCCAATGCCCACTTCCGTTCTGGCCTTCACGGTTTCCCACGCTGCGGAAATCTGGTTCGTGCCGTCGGTTGTGGAACACCCGCAAACGGAAATCATGAAAGCGAGGATCCCGAGCATGATGAGACACACAAGCGCCGGGTGCATTGGCTTCTCGTTGGATTCCAATGGAGGCGGCGGCAAATGCTCCCATCCGTGCGACGGGGCTTCATTCTCGCGAAAGATGCGGTCGAGTTCCTTTTTGGTCATGGCTTCGGTTCAGTTGGGATTGCGGGGAGGATCTCGGTGCCGTCGTCGTTGCGTGACGCCTTGATGTTCTCGACGAGAACCTCGATCTTCTTGATGTCCTTCGGCCCGTTCCACCTGTCCGGATCGGTATCCGGCCAAATCTCGGATATGGTCTGCTGGACTTTCTCGGAACTGTTGAGCTGCACCTTGA